ACATCCTGACGCAAAAATTAACGCTTATACTTTTACTAGATACGTGTTATGGGGTCTTATTGGCAACAACGTTTTATATACCAATGGTGATTACATTTTCTGCGATATGCCTTATCATGGCAGGTATGATCCTAACAATGAAGATTGGGACAATACTTATTGGAGATGGTGTTATCAAGGATTACATGATAACAGAAAATTAGATGTTCCATCAGATAGATTTGAAGAATGGAAATTAAATATTGAACCATGGCGAAATGAAGGTGAACACATTTTAGTTTGTCCTTCTTCTGAAACTATGACTTTCTTTATGCATGGTGGTAATGTACAAGAATGGGTAGAAAAGACTACTAATGAAATTAAACAATATACAAAAAGACCAATCAAGGTTAGGTACAAGCCCAGGAAGTCTGGCACTAGTGGTCCTCACGTTGCTGATGTTCCTATCAGCTCCGATTTGGATAATTGTCATGCTGTTGTGGTTAGCGGCTCCATTACTGCGATTGATGCTCTTGCTGCTGGTGTGCCTGTGTTTAGTACTTCTGATGTTGCACCTAGCGCCTGGTGTACAAATAGGGACTTCTCTAAGCTAGATAACCCTTATAAATATGATAGAGAGCATCTCTTTTATAACTTAGCTTATAAACAATATTCGATAAGAGAGATGCGCGAAGGTTTATGTTATGAAAATTCAATGCGATTTCTCCACTATTAAGGCTAATAAACGCCATCTATTATCTAATCCTATAACTGCAGCTTTTCACGCTATTCAAGCTTCCGCTTCTGAGAATGGTTATAAACTAGTTCAAGAAGATCCTGATGTAGTATTTGTTTTTGGTTCTATTACTAAACGTAAGATGGATACAGAAAGAGCTATCTCTATACAACAGCATAGAGACAACGGTACTCCCTTATTCTCTCTTGATTCTGCATTGTTTTCTACTTATATTCGTAATAGAATGGATAGCCCTGAAACTTATATGTTTAGAGTAGGTTATGGTGATTGTGTAGGAACTGCTAACTTTCTTAACGATAATTCGGATTCACAACGTTTTTTGTGGATGAAAGAAGCTTTTAAATTTGAAGAAAAAGAACCTGTAATAGATAATACTAAACCTATATTGTTTTTACTTCAATCAGAAAGAGGTTGGCAATATGATGATCATTTACCTTTTTATTCTTGGGCTCGTAAAGTGGTAAAGCAACTTAGAGCTTCTACAGATAGAAAAATTATTTTAAGATCACACCCTAATTTAGACAGAAACCCTACTGAAATGATTGCAGAAGGTTTTGATAATATTGTTATAGAGCATGCAGATAAAGCAAGAAGAAAAGTGATAGATTCTATTAGACATGCTGGTGTAGTTATTACTCATAGCTCATCAGCAGCATGTGAGTCTATCACAGAAGGTATTCCTACTATAGCGTTAGATAATAGATGTGTTGTATATGATGCATGCATGCATGATTTGTCACTTCTCAATAATTTAGAAGCAGTAGATTGGAACAAAAGAGAGCAAAATCTTTATAATTGGGCATATACAAGTTGGACTGTTGATGAAATGGCTAAACCTGAGTGGTTAGAATATTATCTTAAGAAAGCTGAGTTAATTTGATGAGACAAAGAAGATACGAATATCTTACAGATATAATTAATATTGTTAAACCTGAAACTATTATAGAAGTTGGTGTAGCTAGAGGTGAAAATGCACAGCGTATGATTCAAGCTGCTGGATTTAATGTTGAGTATACAGGTTTTGACGTATTTGATAATTCTGATAAAGAATGGCATAAATTAGTTGGTAACGGTAAAGGTGTACTTAACGAAGAACAAATTAGATCTAAATTAGAACCTCTTTGTTCTCAAGTTGACTTAGTTAAAGGTTTTACTCAAGAAACATTATGGGCTCAAGACTATACAGCTGATTTTGTTTTTATTGATGGTGATCACAGAGCTAGTATGATTATTGGAGATCATAAAGCTGTCGAAGGTTCTAAAGTTATTGTATTTGACGATTACTACATGGCAGCAAATGGAGAATATTCACCACCTGATTTTGGTTGTAACGTTATTGTAGACGAATTAGATTGGAAAATTATTACTCCTCCAACACAAAAACTTAAAGACGTAAGATTAGCTATTTGGACTGCTGATGAAGATATTAGAATTAAATTAGAAGAAGTAATAAAATGAAAGCTTTAATTACTGGTATTACAGGTCAAGACGGTGGCTATTTAGCAGAACTCTTACTAGATAAAGGTTATGAAGTTACTGCTATTATGCGGCGAAACGCAGGCAACGATGTTAGTAGAATAGAACATTTACTAGACAATAAAAATTTAGATCTTAGATATGGAGATCTAACCGACTCTAGTTCTCTACAAAATTTATTCAATCATATTCGCTTTGATGAAGTTTATAATTTAGCAGCTCAATCTCATGTTCGTATTAGTTTTGACATCCCAGAATATACAGGAGACGTAGATGCATTAGGAACTGTGAGATTATTAGAAGCAATTAGAAATTCAGGCTCTATAGAGCACACAAAATTTTATCAAGCCTCTACATCTGAGTTGTATGGTAAAGTAGTACAAACACCTCAAAACGAAGAAACCCCTTTTTACCCTAGATCACCATATGGTGTAGCTAAGCTGTACTCATATTGGATTGTAAGAAATTACAGAGAAAGCTACGGTCTACATGGTTCAAACGGAATTCTGTTTAATCACGAATCTCCTTGGCGAGGTGATGATTTTGTAACTCAAAAAATTATCAAAGGTGTTGCTGATATTCATAAAGGTAAAAAGACAAAAATATCATTAGGTAACTTAGATGCTCAAAGAGATTGGGGACATGCTAAAGATTACGTTTATGGAATGTGGCAAATGTTACAGCATCCTGTAGGAGATGATTATGTTTTAGCTACTGGTGAACTTAATTCTGTAAGAAGTCTAGTAGAAACAGCATTTCAAAAAGTTAATATTAAATTACATTGGGCAGGTGATGGTGTAGATGAAGTTGGTATAGATGAATATGGTTCTGTTTATGTTGATGTTAACCCTGAATTCTATAGACCTGCAGAAGTTGATCTTTTGCTAGGTGATCCAACTAAGGCTAAAAATGTATTGGGTTGGAAGCCCAAGTATACATTTAAACAAATGATAGATGAAATGATGGAAGCAGCTTTAAATGAAAAACTATAAGTACTCAGTAGTAATGACTTTTCCAACCAAAAATTGGGATGTTTACGGAAAATTTAGTATACCTTCTTTTGATAAACATTGGCCAAAAGACATTCAAGCATATGTTTACTTAGAAGGTGATCAAAACATTCCTTATAATCCGTCAGAAAGAGTTCACATACTTAACTTTGATGACCATATTTTTGGCGCGCTAGCTTTTTCAGAAAAATATAAAGATAAAGATATTTTTGATGATACTGTTGACGGTGATATCTCAAAAAGACAAGCTGTTAAATTTAGTAAGAAAGTATACGCTCAATTACAAGAGCTTCGTAATCCTAGATCGCAGTATATAATTTACTTAGATGCGGACTTAATGACGTTGCAGGATATTCCTATAGAACTTTTAGATAATTTAACAAACGGAGAACATTATGTATCTTTTCCTAGTAGAAGAAAACGGAAAAAATTTACAGAAACAGGTATGTTAATTTGGGACACGCAACACGAATATCATGATTTGTGGTGTTTTTTATACGATTCAATGTATAAAGAAGGAAAAATTTTTGATTGTCCAGAATGGCATGATTGTTATGCGTTTGATGTACCTACTCTTGATTTAGAAGAAAAAGGTTTAATTACATGTGCGGATTTAGGATACGGTTCCTATTCTCGGCATCCTTTAGTAAATGGACCATTAGGTAAATACTTTGATCATCTTAAAGGTAGTAGAAAGTTTAAAGGTTATTCTAGTGAAAGGATTTCAGCTCATGGGGTTTGAAGTTGTAACAACTTTTCATAAAGAGGGTTATGAAAAATACGGTAAAAAAATGGTTGATACTTTTGCTGAATTTTGGCCATTAGATATTAAACTCACTTGCTATTATGAAGATATGGATCCACCAGATAATAATTACAAAAATATAAAATTTGAAGACTTTAATTTTCATTGTGGTTCTAGATATGAAAAGTTTAAAGAGTTAGCAACGCCATGGGAAGAAAAAGTACTAGGTCCAAACGGTGAAGATCCAAGATCGCATAGAGAAGGACCTGTTACCCCGGGGTCTAGATATTTATTTGAAGCTACTAGATTCTCCCATAAGTATTATACAGTAGATCATCATAGAAAATGGTTTCAAAAAGAAAGATACTTAATATGGTGTGACGCTGATGTTGTAGCTACTAAAAAAATTCCATATAGTTTTTTAGAATCTATAGTACAAGAAGGTAAATTATGGACTAGAGTTGGTAGACCTAATATTTACCCAGAATGTGGTTTTATGATATGGGATGATAATAACAAATGGTGCGATAGATACTTTCAGTTAATGAAATGGATGTATGATGAAGGAGCTTTATTTCAATTACAAGAATGGCATGATAGTTATGTATGGTGGGCAGCAGAAAGATATGTAGAAAAAGAAGCTGGTAAATCTGTAAGTATTAACTTAGGAGACGGTTCTTCTAGACACCCTTTTGTAAGAGGTCCTTTAGGTCAATATTTAGATCACTTAAAAGGTGATAGAAAAGATCAAGGCTTCTCTCCTGAGAGAGTTCAATGATTTATACCTATTTAGATAAAAACATAAAGGGTATTAATTCTAAAGAACTTACACAATCAGTTGATTGTCGTTATTTAGAAAGTAATACTAAAAATCTTCCTTTAGACGCTTCTCTTGCAGTGTTACATGGAACTCTAAGAGGAATGGGAGATATTATTAAAGAGTGTATGAAAAGAAATATTTCTTGGATGTATATGGATAATGGTTACTTAGGTAAATATAAAAGAGTAACTATGAATGGTACTGCTCCCACTACTTTTAGACCAGGTAAAAGATTTGCACATGGCACGCAACTACTGCCATGGAGAGGGGGACAAGGAAGCTCAATTCTTGTATTACCCCCCTCTCCTCCATACATGGATACTTTTGATCAAAGAGACTTTTTAAATTTTATTGCACATAATGTGAACATATACACAGATAAGAATATAATAGTAAGAGCAAAACCTGCAAAAGGTAGGTTAGCCCGGCCTTTACAAGAGCAATTGGATGATGCTTATTGTGTTGTTACTTGGGGTTCGGCTATAGCACTAGAAGCTATGAGACAAGGTATTCCTACTATAAGTTTGGGATGGTGTCCAGCTAAAATGGCTTCTAAAAAAATAGAAGATTTAGAAACAGATGCTATGAAAATCGAACCTGAAAGAATGAGTATATTTGATAATATTACATGGTCATCTTTTGATAGAAATGAACTACCTTATGCATGGGCAACAATAATGGAGAACAACAGATGCCAACCAATCTGAAAGTTTTTATAGGATGGGACAGTAGAGAAGATATTGCTTATCAAGTTGCTAAACATTCTATACTTAAACATAATCCTAACATCGAAGTATACCCTCTTAAACTATATGAATTAAGAGAAAAAGGTATCTATAATAGAGAAGACGATAAAAAAGGTTCTACAGAATTTACTATTTCTAGATTTTTAGTTCCTTTTCTTAGTGGTTATAAAGGTCACTCACTGTTTATGGACTGTGATATGGTTTGTTTAGATGACTTAGAATTTGTTTTAGAATTTCAAGATGCAGCTACCAATCCAGTAGCCTGTGTACAACATGACTATAGTCCTAAATCTAAAATGAAAATGGATGGACAGATGCAACATATCTATCCAAGAAAAAATTGGTCTTCTGTAATGCTGTTTAACAATAGCAAGTGTAAAAACTTAACTCCAGACATAGTAAATACAGAGACGCCAATGTATTTACATAGAATGTTATGGGCTGATGAAAAGATCGGTAGTCTTCCTGTTAAATTTAACTTTTTAGCAGGTTATTATGATTTTGATGAAGAGCAACCTATACTAATTCACTATACAGATGGTGGTCCATGGTTTAAGGAGTATTCTAATTGTCCACACGGAGATCTTTGGAAAAACGAAGTAAGGGAGATGTTCGATCTATGAGAATAGGTATTATTTCTGGTGGTTTTGACCCAGTTCATTCAGGTCATATTAATTATATAAAATCGGCTAAAGCACATTGTGATTTTTTACTTGTTGGTGTAAACTCTGACGAATGGTTATCTCGTAAAAAAGGTAGATATTTTATGCCTTTTGAAGAAAGAATTAGAATTATTAAAGCAATGCATGACGTAAACTATGCTACTGATTTTGACGATGCTGACGATTCTGCAGGAGATCTTATCGAAAGAGCAGCTGCAATGTTTCCTGACAGTCAATTGTTCTTTATGAACGGTGGTGATAGATCAAAAACTAATATACCTGAAATGGATATGAATTTTGAATTTGATGTAGAGTTTAAATTTGGTGTTGGCGGTAAAAATAAAGCTAATAGCTCTTCATGGATTTTAGAAGATTGGAAAGCGCCTAAAACAGAAAGACCATGGGGATGGTATAGAGTATTGGATGAAGGTGAAGATTGGGCTGTAAAAGAACTAACTATTTTACCAGGTAGATCATTATCAGATCAAAGACATCTTAAAAGATCAGAACATTGGCATGTTGTTCAAGGTGAAGTTACTATGGATACTGAATGGATGGGTGTAAAAAGAAAAGATATAATTGTTCCTACACAAAGTTTTGACATTGGTAAAATGGTATGGCATAAAGCTTCTAATAGAGGTAAAATACCTGCTAAGATTATTGAAACCTGGTTTGGAGACGAGTTAACAGAGTTGGATATTGAAAGAAGATGAGATTAATTGCAGGACCATGTCAGCATGAATCGTATGAAATGTCATTAGATATTTGTAAACAATTGTATCTGATGTGTAAAGATTTAGATATTGAATTTGTATTTAAAGCTTCCTTTGACAAAGCAAATAGAACATCTCTTAAAGGTATCAGAGGTTTGGGATTAGAAAATACTTTAAATGATTTTAGAAATATTAAAATTATGTTTCCTGAAGTTAAATTTCTTACAGATGTACATACAGTAGAACAAATTTATAACATTGAAGGTGAATATCAAGATGTTATTAATGTTATTCAAATTCCAGCTTTTTTATGTCGTCAAACAGATTTAATTACTGCTGCTTGTAGAACTCCATTTATTGTTAATATTAAAAAAGGTCAATTTTTAGCTCCATGGGACGTAAAAGGTATATGGAGTAAGACAAGCAGTTCAATATTTCCTAGATTTCAAGCAAAAGAAGTTTGGATAACTGAGAGAGGAACTAGTTTTGGATATAATACTCTTGTTAACGATTTTACTGGGGTTAAATACATGCTGGACACTTTTCCTGATGCATCAGTGGTATTTGATGCAACGCATAGTGTACAAAAACCTGGAGGAAACGGCACATCGTCGGGAGGAAATAGAAGCTACGTACCAACACTTGCGAGAGCAGCAGCTGCAGTTGGAGTACGAAATTTCTTTATGGAAACGCACCCAAACCCTGATGAAGCACCATCAGACGGACCAAACATGGTCGAATTAAAAAATATGCGTTCTATTCTTAGAGATATAAAAAAGATAGTAGACTTATGGGATTAGGTGATGATTTAATGTTTCTTGGCGAAGCTGAGAAAGTTTATAACGAAACAGGTAAAAAGATATTTCCTGTAATGCCAAGAGGCAATGGTTCGGTTAGACCTTTACCCGATCATAAATGGTCTCCTATGTATAATAACGTAGACTTTATTACTAAAGACCCAACTAAAGATTGTTATTCTCTTAGTATAAAACCAAGTAATGGTAGATATAATCATTATATGGAAGAACTAGCTGATGATGCAGAAGGTAGAGGTAAGTATATAAAATATAAAAATTATACACCTAAACCTTTCAAATTAAGATTTACTAAAGAAGAACATCAGGCTATTAAAGATCAAATAGTTTATAATAACTTACATAGATTTGTTGTAATAAACCCGGATTACAAAGAAGATGTCTTTAAAAGTAACAAAGATTGGGGTTGGAGTAAATGGACTGATCTTAGTAAAAGACTTTCGGAATTAAAACACACTAAAGTAGTTAGAATTAAACCTTCAGCTGACTTAGAAGATTTACCGTACGCACAAAACATTCATATTAATAATGTTAGAATAGCTTTTGGCGTGATAAGTAAGGCAAAATTATTTGTTACTTATGAAGGTGGTTTAATGCATGCTATGGGTGGTTTTAATGTTCCGGGTGTTATTTTATATGGTGGTTTAACTAGTGTTGATGCTATGAAGTATGAAAGAAATACTAATATTGTTTATGAACACCCAGAAACCCCGTGCGGACGACAGTTTGATTGCGATCATTGTAAAATAGCTAATTCTTGGATGACTGTTAAAAAAGTATATGATATTGTAGAAAGTAAACTTAATGACTGATGTATGGTTAAACACTTATAATATTTGTAAAAAATATATGGAATCTTATAGAGTAGGTTTAGATATAGGTTGTAGAAGAGGGGACTTTGCACAACATATGATTAAAGATTTTGACTTTGTTCATGGTTGGGATTTTAGAGCGAAGCAAGCTCACATTAGAAAGTTAAGTAATTTAGATTACAATAAATTTCACTTTCATAATGTTGGGTTAGGAGAAGATAATTATATTACTTACTCTAAAGCAGGTGTAGGTAGAATAAAAGGTGAAGGCGATTTTAAAATCGAAGTTAAAACGTTAGATTCTTATGAACTAGAAGATATTAGTTTCATCAAAATAGATGTGGAAGGATATGAACCTAAAGTTCTTGCAGGAGCAGAACAAACTATTAAAAGAAACTGGCCTGTGTTATGTGTAGAAATTAATACGGAAGATAACAATTCTTTAGAAATTTTAGAGAGTTGGGGATATAAACTAAGAGAAGTGGATGATATACAAAATCATGACTATATATTTACCAAAGAATGAGTTGCAAAATTACAAAGGTTGGTATCTCCCAATATATTGTAATCACTTTCATATGTCAATTTCAGATAGCGATATGCAAAATAATTATCAGGAGAGATGTGATAAAGAAGTTTTTTCTCGTACACCTCACAAAAGAACAGCTATTGATGTAGGTGGTAATATTGGGTTAATGGCTAGAAGATATGCAGCTGTTTTTAATCATGTACATTCTTTTGAACCTGTAACGGAAAATTTTTCTTGCTTACACTACAACACAGAAGATCTTGATAATATTACAGTTTATAAGCAAGGATTAGGCGAGACGCAAAAAGACGTAGAGATTGTATTACCTTATAGTACTACTTCTTGCGGAAGCTGGTCTATTACAGATTTTAAAAATAATAAAGAAGAAAAAAGATCTGAATTAATTAATATTACTACTTTAGATTCTTATAATTTTAAAGACGTGGATTTTATTAAATTAGACATTCAAGGATACGAATTGCAAGTTCTAGAAGGCGCAGTAGACACTTTAAGAGAATATAAACCTACTCTTTTAATAGAAACAAAAAGCGCCGGTAACGATATATCTATGCAGGTAGGTAGATTTATTGCTCAGTTTGGTTATAGACAAGCGAAAAAAATTAACAAAGATAGAGTATATACAGTATAGGAGAATAAAGTGATTGCTGGTAAAGTATGGGGAACTACTGAATTAGTAGAGCGTAATGGTGTTCTTGAATTTCATAGAATAGAAACTAAAGCAGGTGGTGTGTGTTCAAAACATATGCATGAATATAAATGGAATGGTTTTTTTGTTGAATCAGGTAAGTTACTAATTCGTGTATGGCAAAATGATTATGATTTAGTTGATGAAACTATTTTAGGACCAGGAGAATACACAAAAGTAAAACCAGGTGTTCAACATCAATTTGAATGTTTAGAAGACACGGTAGCTTATGAACTATATTGGGCTGAATTTCCAGAAAAAGATATTGTTAGAGAATCTGTTGGTTTTAGTAAATGAAAATATTAATTTGTGGTCTTCCAGGTTCTGGTAAAACCACTTTAGCTAAACCATTTGCTGAACTTATTGGTGCTGTTCATTTAAACGCTGATGATGTTCGTAACAAATATAACGACTGGGATTTTACTCCAAAAGGTAGATTAAGACAAACTTTACGTATGTCTCATTTAGCAGATGGTGTAGTAATGGCTGGTAAAATCGCTGTAGCAGATTTTGTTTGTCCAACAGAAATGACTAGAGATTGGTTTAAAGCTGATTACATAGTGTGGATGGATAGTATTAAAAAGAGTAATTATGAAGATACAAACATTCTTTTTGAAAAACCAACTAGTTATAACTATCATGTAAAAAAATGGTTTGATAACACACATGCAGAATTAGTAAAAGTAGTAAAAAATTACATGCTGCATAGAGAAGGCAAACCAACAGAGAGATTGTAATGTTTGATTGGTCTAAACCAACAGCTCAAATGTTAGGACGCTTTCAGCCTTGGCATGACGGTCATACTGCTTTGTTCAAAAAAGCTTTAGAAAAAACCGGACAAGTAGTTATAATGTTAAGAACAACAGAAGTTGATAGTGATAATCCATATTCTATAGATGAAAGAGTAATGCAAATAGCTGAGAGGTTGACTCATGAACAGATCACAACAGATAATTATACTATTATTAGCGTGCCTAACATTTCTAGTATATGCTATGGTAGAGCTGTCGGCTATACTTTAGATGAAATTAAATTAGACCCAGAAACTGAAAGTATATCATCTACAAGGATAAGAAATGAATAATGTTGTATGTGTAAACTGGGGTATTAAATATAACGTAGATTATACACACAGACTTTATAATATGGTCAAGCGTAATACTACGAGACAGTTTAATTTTTATGTGTTAACAGATTTAGTTGACAGGTATAGTAGATACTCTCAATATATTACAGTTGAACTTAATACTGATGAAGTTGGTTGGTGGAATAAACTTCAGATGTATAAAAAAGGAGTATTACCTGATGGTGAGTTTTTATATTTTGATCTTGACGTTGTTATTGTTGACAATATTGATTGTTTTTTCGATCATCCTTCATTTGGTATCACGAGAGATTTCATCAGACCAGACGATGGACTTCTACCTGGAAAAGAGTTTAACTCGTCAGTTCTTCGATTTAATTCGAGACAAAGCGAAGGAATTTACAAGCACTATATAAATAATCGAAAGATGTGGCACAATTATCAAAAACAAGTTCACTTCTTTGGGGACCAGAATGTTACTTCGCATTATGTTAACCACTATCCAGACTTTCTTAATGTTTTTCCTGATGAGTGGTTGTGGAGTTATAAAAAAGGAGTGGCTAGAGGAAAACACGCCGGGGATAGGAGTCAAATGTTCGGTAGACGAATCCCAAAAGGTGGAAAAGTGTGCGTTTTCCATGGCGAACCAAACCCAGAAGACATCAGAGATGAAGTAGAATGGGTAAACCAATACTACATCTAGAGATTTGGCCTTTATTCTCTACTACAGAAGCATATGAAATAGCCTGCATCAAATTTGATGGTACAGGCTCTCCTTATGTTTACGCAACAGTGGGTCCTTACTTATCTAAAGAAGAAGCTTCTAATGATTTACAAAATATTGATGAAAACTGTTTAAAAAAAACAGAAAAAAAATCTTATATTGTTGATTTTTAACAATATTTAGAGCCCTTTTTTAGTTGATTTTTGTACAAAAAGTGTATATAATATATGTATAGAATGAGAAATGAGGAGAATGTTATGACTTATACTTTAGATTCAGGTTTAGTAGATCTTATTAACGCTCAGCGCGCTGAGGCAGAAGAGTTCAGTAAGCAGCCTGGTTGTTTTATGGGTATGATGCCTGCTGCTACAGAGCTAAAGTATTGGGAGTCTCGCGTTCCTTCAGGTACTCTTGCAGAGTACAAGCGCATCGAGCTGGAAGAGTCAGCTTACTATCTTGCAGCAGATGCCATGAGTAAGGGCTATGCTAGGTCTCTTGATCTTACTAATATGTCTGATGACGATTTGCATCAGTTGTGCAACGAAATGTCTAGACTTATTAAAATGGAGGCAGCGTAATGGCTAAAGAAGATATTTTAGAATATGCAGTAAATTCCCCTCTGCTAGCAGAAATGAAAAAACCTCAAATTATGCATATTCAGCATACTAAGTATGGTGTTAGAAAGTTACGCAATCGTATAAAATTGAAAAGGAAGGGTCCGAAACATGGGTAAAATGAAAGCATATATGATGGATTTAGAAGAGCAGTTTCTAGACGAAGTTTCAGTTCATATTAAAGGATGCGAGCATGTAGAAGAGTTAATGCTGTCTCTTGTAAACGGAGATTGCATGAAGCTTATTAGTCATATGTCTACTAATGAGCAGATTGAATATATTAACGAATTATGGAATAGTTACTGGAGTCAATATGTCTGAGTTTGATTATGATACTTATAGTGGAGGTGTAGAAATGTTCGGTAATTTCTTTAATGAGCTAAATAATTTTAATATTCCTAATAGATGGATTTATGGAGTTATTTGTAAAGAATCTATCCCTAAACACGGTTCTCCTCAAGATAGAGGTTCTGCTGATCGTTATTATGGCCGTTCATATTGCCCTCATTTTTGGCCTGAAGGTACAAGTAAAGGGTATAGAGTTCAAGAAACTTTCATGTCAGAATTAGAATTAGCAGCTTACAAATATGGGTGGGATAATGAATCTGATAGAAAAGATTGGGGTTAAGTTTTTTTCTAAAGATGGAACGTTAGAACTTTCCCCTCATGAAGCTAAAAAAGATGCTGGTACTTTTATTTTAGCAATGATGAGTGCAATTATTGCTTCAATGTTTCTTAACAATTCTGGTACTATGATTGTAGGCGTCTGTGTTTATGTTTTCTTTAGGTTTAAACAAAGAGGACCATTTTCTGACTTTTAGTTGAAATAATTATAACTTTTTTAAATTTGTTGTTATAATAAGTATGTAATAGAAATGGAGATATAAATGGCGCATATGTTAGAAATGGTTAATGGTCAAGCTCAAATGGCTTACGTAGGTGAAACTCCTTGGCACGGGTTAGGTGTGAAACTCGAAGAAGGTGTCTCTCCTAAAGAGATGATGCAAGCTGCAGGTCTTGACTGGAACGTACAAAAAGTAGATCTTTCTTATAGTACTCCTTATGCTGAAGATTCTAACAAAGTAGAAGGTAAGCAAGCTCTTATTAGAGATACAGATGGAAAGTTACTTGACATTGTAGGTGTTGACTGGAACCCTGTACAGAACGTAGAAGCTTTTAGGTTCTTTGATAGTTTTTGTAAGCAAGGTCAAATGACTATGCATACTGCAGGATCTTTATTTGATGGTAAAAGAGTTTGGGCTCTAGCTAAGATCGCTTCTGACTTTGAACTTTTTAACGGAGATAAAGTAGAAGGCTTTTTGCTTTTTTCTAATCCACATAAGTTTGGTCAAGCTGTTGATATTAGGTTTACTCCTGTACGAGTTGTATGTAACAATACTTTAACCCTATCTCTTGGTACTGCAGCTCAGAATGCTGTTAAACTTAACCATCGTAAAGAGTTTGAACCAGAAGGTGTTAAGCAAGTTCTTGGTTTAGCCTCTCAGCATATGGATGAGTATAAAGAGACCGCTCAGTTCTTAGGTTCTAAGCAAGTTTCTGATGCAGATTTTAAAAAGTTTTTGTCAGAAATTTTTGGTGAGTCAAAGAAAGATGATAAACTTACTCGCTCAGCTCAAATGGCTTATGATGTTCTAGATACTCAGCCTGGTGCAGAGTTTGCTAGAGGTTCATGGTGGTCAGCTCTTAATGCTGTTACTTATGTAACTGATCATCAGCTTGGACGTGCAGGAGATACTCGTCTTAACTCAATCTGGTACGGTGCTACTCGTACTAAGAAAATCGAAGCAGTCAAAAAGGCTGTAGAATATGCGGAGGCAGCATAATGAAAGATCCATTTAAAAAAATAGATAAATTCGGAGTGCAACTTTTAGTTGCCTTCGTTTTAGGAGTTGGAGTAATAGTTATTAGCAGTACAGCTTTTGGTGAAACTGTTACAGATGTAACTAAACAAGTTATTAACAAAACTCCTTATCAAGTTGAAGTTTGTACTAATCAACAAGTCTCAGGTGATAAAACTGGAGATACTCTAATGGGAGCTATTATTGGCGGTGCTATTGGAAACAATGTAACCAAAAATGTCGATAATGGAGGCGCAGTTGGTGCTCTTCTAGGTGGTATTATTGCTAATCAAAATAGTACAGCTACAGGAGGTACTCGTAGGGTTTGTAACGTTGAAACAAGATATAACGAAACAACTACTACTGTTTATTCTCATAGTATAGTTACATTTACTTATGAAGGAAAGACATACTCTCTTAAATTTAATAAATAGTGTATGACTGGTTTTGATGAATTAGGTATACAACTAACTGATCTCCTTGCACCATGGATTGCAATACTTATCTCTATTAGTGCAGCATTCTGGTTCAAGGACTTCGCAACTAATCTGATGATAGGTTTAAAATATAGAACCAACTCACATTTTAACGAAGGTGATCATGTTATTTTAGATGGTAAAGATGCTATTATAGTAAAGTTTGGATCAAGAGAAACTGTATTCGGCATTTATACTGATAGAGGTTATGTCTGGCGATTTATTCCTAATGATAAACTACCTAATCAAAAACTAGAAAAAATTATCAATAAAAATTTGCATTTAGATACAGATGAAGAAAAAGGTAGAAGAATGCAAGAGATGATTGATAAAGCTCAAGATGATAAAATAGCTAAGAATAAAGAAGCTATAGAAAATCTTAAAAACTAATCTTATAATAATAACGTAACTGTATAGGGTGTAAATTATGTATCAGCGAGCTGCTAAGACTAAGCCTGCGTCTATGACTTCTATGGACGGTATGGCTCAAGTTTCTTTCTTTCGAATTGCAAAAGAAGAATTAACTAAAGCTGGTTATGAAGATCCAGCTTTTTATTTCGAACAAGTTGAAGAATGGTTACGTTCAGGTAAAAGTTTACCTACAACAGAACGAGATGTAGGGAGGGTATTAGGGTTATGAATGATATTCGATGGAAACAAGAACGACATGAACTTGGTTTTGTTTATTATGAAATGTATGATTTGTGGAACCAACCAGTTGGGTATATTAAAAAGAAAGGCAAAGTGTTTGAAGCTAATGTACGAGGTAGATCATCTTTTGAGCGCCGCACTTTGCAATCAGCAAAAGCTGATGTTGAGATGATTTACGAAAAACTAGGAGCTAATTAATGCGAAAGCATAGCATTGAGCAAACAGCAGCTTGGGCTAAGAGCTGGGGAATGAAGGGATATGAGCATTTGTATCCTGAAAATAGAGAAAAACGAAGACAAGAAGCTGTCTCTAATTATAACAAAAATAATAGAGATAAGCGTAATGAACGGTTCCGTAGCTCAGCTGGATAGAGCAACAGACTTCTAATCTGTGGGTCGGGGGTTCGAGTCCTCCCGGAATCGCCAATGCGGGTATAGTATAATGGCTATTACTACAGCCTTCCAAGCTGAAGATCGGAGTTCGACTCTCCGTACCCGCTCCAAATTAGCCCCTGTGGTGGAATAGGTAGACACACAGGACTTAAAATCCTGAGACCATTAGGTCGTGCGAGTTCGAGTCTCGCTGGGGGCACCATATAAATACTTTAAAGGAGTACATCATGGCACCCAGAAATCATAAAACTTGGTTAAAAACACCTAAAGTAGAACATATTAGTAGTGAAATCTATTCATCTCATGAAGTGTATAGACAGGAACAAGAAAATATTTTTTCAAAAGTATGGGTTCCTATGTGTCATTTATCGGAAATGCCTGAACCAGGTAATTTTAGAACTACATCTATAGCTGGGGTTAATGTTATAGCTATTAATAGAGGCGAAGGAGATATACAAGGTTATATTAATCCGGGAAAATATACTACCCCATCAGGTTATATTTCTAGAGCTCAATTTTATATGGACGATTATGTAAAAATTCATACAGAAGTTAAACACGGTCAAATGGTTTGGGTTACACTTAATAAAGAACCTATGAGTGTAGAAGAGTGGACTGCTGGAGCATTTGATTGTATTGCAGATGCTATTGATACTGAAGAGTTGGAAATATTTCATTATCACAAAGCAGTTATAGATACTAATTACAAACTGTGGCATGATACCAACTCAGAATTCTACCATGACTTTATGCATTACTTTAACAGAGTGTCAGGATTTAACGATGAGTATTTTGCTAGAAAAAATATTCCTTTTAATAACGGTCATGTTAACGTTAGTAGTTTTACTGTTAATTACGAAGAGTACGACGGATTTGAAGATCGCGGAGAACTATCTTTTCCCAATCTGCCTCCCAACCAATGGTACATGGTAGACCTTTTTCCGGGCTATAATTTTAACCTTCGTGGCTCAGCATATAGGTCAGACATTGTAACTCCTCTGGGTCCAAATAAAGTTCTTATTGAGTTTCGTGGATATGGTTTGAAGAAAGATACTGAAGAAGAAAGAGCAAGCCGTATCAAAGCACATAATACTATCTGGGGTCCATTTGGACGCAACTTACATGAAGATTTAATCGGTGTAGCAGGTCAAGGCACTACAATGCGTGAAGGTACAGAAAGAAGAAACATTTTGCATGGTCGTCATGAAAATAGTACTATTCATGATGAGGTAGGAATGAGACATTATTATGCTGAGTGGGGAAAGTTTATGGACTTAAACCCTGCAAAGCCTAATCGGTTAGCCGCGTAATAAGCTCGCAGGTTCCTAATGTCAGGAACATAATAATAAAGGAGAACAGCATCCTAGATCTATAACTAGGCTCTGCTAAATTTTAAGAGAGAGAGGTGCACCTCTCTCTCTTTTTTTAAAAAAAATATAATTATTACTTATAATATATTCGTGAAAGTGAGGTAGTATGCCGTTTCCTGCATTTATAGAACATACTCGTGATGGCGAGAAAGCATATGATGTTTATACACGTATGCTTAAGGATAGAATTGTTTTTTTAACAGGAGTAGTAAGAGAAGAGATGGCTAACCATCTTGTAGCACAATTACTTCTTCTCGAATCTCAAAACGACAAAGCTCCTATCATCATGTACGTTAACAGTCCTGGTGGGTCTGTTACTCATGGTATGTCTATTTATGATACGATGCAGTATATAACCTCTCCTATTCATACGGTAGTAATAGGTCAAGCTGCCTCCATGGCCTCACTGCTTGCTTGCTCCGGAGAGCACAGATCTATTACTACCAACTCTCGTCATATGATTCATCAACCTTTAGGCGGTGCTTCTGGTCAAGCTACTGATGTTCTTATTCATGCTAATGAGTTGGTAAGATGGAAAGAAGTTCTTACTAAAATCTATCAAAAGCATACAGGTCAAGATTACGACAAGCTTGTAGCTGATATGGAAAGAGATAATTATATGACAGCAGAACAAGCTAAAGAATATAATCTTGTAGATGAAATTGTGGAGAAGAGAATTGAAAGTACAACTGATTGATAGTATGGGTGACGATTTATCTGTAGTTAATGCAGCTAGAGTATCTTTTTCTAAAATTGCAGATAAATTTACAGATCGAGATGAAAAGCTAATTAATTATTTAGCTAAACACAACCACTGGACTCCTTTCAGTCAAGTTCAATATCAAGTTCGTATTAGTGCTCCTATCTTTGTAGCTCGACAATGGTTTAAGCATCAGATTGGTATTACTCGTAATGAAGTCTCTCGAAGGTATGTAGATTATACACCAGAATTTTACGAGACTAGATTATGGCGTAAACGTCCAGAAAATAAAAAGCAAGGTTCTTCTGACACTAGTTTTTTTTCTGAATCAGAATTAGATACTGTAGGTTTTATTTACTCTGATGCTGTTAGACATGCTTCTGATGCATATTATGCTATGATTGATAGAAGTGTAGCTCCAGAACAGGCTAGAGCTGTGCTTCCTCAAGCTATGTATACAGAATGGGTAGAAACTGGTAGTTTAGCTGCAGCAGCTAGAATTGTAGGTCTTAGAGATCAAGACGATGCTCAGAAAGAAATTAGAGATCTTGCTATAATGTTACATAATGAAATTCAATTTATAGCTCCTGTGAGCTGGGGTGCGTTAACAGAATGAGAATAGAAGATGAAGTAAAATTAGACTTTAGTGATGTTTTAATTCGTCCTAAAAGATCTACTCTACAAAGCCGTTCAGAAGTTGACTTAACTAGAACGTTTTATTTTAAAAACAGTAAACAGACATGGACAGGTATTCCTATCATGTCATCTAATATGGACACTACTGGTACAGTAGAAATAGCAAATGTACTAAGCAATAATAAAATTATTACTTGTCTTCATAAACATTATGAGTTAGAAAATTTATATTCTGTTTTTTTCGAACCACAAGATTATATTGTATATTCTATGGGTATTACTGATATTGATGTTCGTAAATGGGAACAACTTAAATCTAAATTACCATTAAATAATATTAAGCATGTTTGTATTGATGTAGCAAACGGATATACAGAACGTTTTATTAATTTTGTTAGAGATTTTAGAAAAGACAACCCAGATGTTATTATTACAGCTGGTAATGTTGTAACTGCGGATATAACTCAGGAGCTTATACTTAACGGTGCTGACGTTGTTAAAGTTGGTATTGGTCCCGGCAGTGTTTGTACTACTCGTTTA